TGCAAATACACAATATATGATTCAGCACTTGAAGCATATCACCAAGACTACAGCTTGGAAAATGACGCAATAGCGTTAAGACAATTCGCCGATATGGCGAATGAAGAAACACAAATTGCCAAAAATCCGGAGGATTATTCGCTTTGGCGAATTGGCACATTTGAAACAACAACAGGTGAATTAACACCACAAGAACCCATATGCCTTGCAAAAGCACATGAACATGTGTTACAATTCAAAAAAAACAAAAAATAAGGAAATAACATGCCCATGAAAAACCCTCACAAATACAATACTAGAATCGGCTCAGCGCAACAACATCAGTTTAGCGAAGTACCACACGCCGATATACAGCGAAGCACATTTGATAGGAGTCATGGGCTTAAAACTACATTCAATGCCGGCGAACTAGTTCCGATCTATGTCGACGAAGCATTACCAGGAGATACATTCTCCTGTAACCTAACAGCATTTAGCAGATTAGCAACACCAATACACCCAACTATGGATAACGCATTCATGGATACCCATTTCTTCGCAGTACCAGTCAGATTAGTCTGGGACGATTTCGAAGAATTTATGGGAGAAACAAAAACATATAAGGCAGCTGGTGCCACAAGATTAGATGGCACACCCGACTTTTCAGTCGCAGCGCCAGTACCACCGACAATTACAGCGGGTGGCAGTGGAGAAGCAGAGCAATCACTGTCCGATTACTTCGGAATACCAACAAAAGTAGGTGGCTTAGAATTCAGTGCATTATGGCACCGAGCTTATACGCTCGTCTGGAACGATTGGTTCCGAGATGAAAATTTACAAGCACCAAAAACAGTATTAACAACCTCTGGAGCAGATGCAACTGCGTACACATTATTAAACAGAGGAAAAAAACACGATTACTTTACATCAGCATTGCCTTGGCCACAAAAAGGCGCAGACGTAACAATACCTTTAGGTACACAAGCGCCAGTGACAACTTTTGGAAAAAATGGAATAGGTAATGATCCCTATGTAAATGTAACTGACAATACAGGAGCACAAGTTACGTTAATGTCTACAGATTCAGCCGGTGTGTTTGTAAACAACACCGCGGTATCTGATTCAGCTAATTTATACGCAGACTTAACTGACGCAACTGCTGCAACAATTAACCAACTTCGATTAGCATTCGCAACACAAAAATTTCTTGAAATACAAGCCCGAGGCGGTTCAAGATATATCGAAGTCATAAAAAATCACTTTAATGTAACTAGCCCAGACGCTAGATTACAACGACCAGAATATCTGGGGGGCGGAAGCTCACCGGTAAATATTAGTCCGGTCGCACAAACGTCGTCAACTGACGCAACAACCCCGCAAGGTAACTTATCGGCCATAGGAACCACTGTACTTAGTGGCCACTCTTTCACAAAGAGTTTCACTGAACATACAATAGTAATAGGTATGGTATCTGTAAGAACAGATTTAACATACCAACAAGGACTGAACAGAATGTTTAGTAGAGAAACAATATACGATTACTACTGGCCAACGCTTTCAACGATTGGCGAACAAGCAGTCAAAAACAAAGAGATTTACGCACAAGGAACAGCAGCCGACGAAACAACGTTCGGCTATCAAGAGCGTTATGCGGAATATAGATACAAGCCAAGTTCAGTAACTGGCAAATTCCGTTCAAACGCAACAGGCACCTTAGAATCATGGCATTACGCACAGGAATATGCAAGCCTGCCATTACTTGGTGATTCATGGATACAGGTAACAGACACAAACGTACAACGTACATTAGCGGTAGCAAGCGAACCTCAATTTATATTTGATTCGCTCTTTAAACTAAGATGTACAAGACCAATGCCTGTAAATAGCATACCTGGCGGGACACATTTCTAATGGACTGGCTAAGTGGAGCAATAGGCGGATTATTTGGCTACAAAGGTACTAAAGATACTAATGTAGCATCCGCCGCAATGGCACAAAAACAAATGGACTTCCAACGTGAAATGTCCAACACTGCAATACAAAGACGTATGAAAGATTTAAAAGCTGGGGGTTTAAATCCTATATTAGCCGGTAGTCATGAAGCAAGTACACCCGGCGGAGCTATGGCTCCCGTTTTAAATAAAGCACAAATTGCAATGCAAAATGCTTCAACTGCTGCAGCAATTAATAAAACTAATGCAGAAACAGCTTTAATTAAATCTGAACTACCTAAGAAACAAACTTGGGAAATAGTTTGGAATAAATTAAAAGACATGGCTCAATCTATGGGTCAATCTGTTGACCAAATTAATAAGATTGGCAAAGAAATGAAAAACCATCCGGATTGGAGCAAACCAATATGGCAACGCGAAAGTAACAACCAATTATTTGGTAAAGACTTTTATCCTGATTGGTTTTCAAAAGAACAAAAAAAAAAGTAAATCATAAAGTATTTACTGTTAAAGATAAAAGAGGAACTTTTATAGAAAAGGATATTAAAAGTCCAAAAAGAAAATCTAAAATTTTCTACGACCCTATTACTAAGCGTAGATATACATTAACGACACATGGGAGATATAAATATGTCG